TGATGGAAGTTCTTTAGGCATGACGGTGGTATCCTCCAGGGACATTCAGTTCGCTTTCATGTAGTACAATAGGTGAGCCACTTGCGTGAAGTGCGTTACACACTCTACAGTCTGCAACGTGGCTGCCCTCGTGAAGTTGATGCCTTAGCCTAGAGAACCTCTCACCGCTTTGTTTAGTGTCGGGTGTCGGGTATTGTCGTCCTGCTCCGGCTCCTAGTTGAAGTAACCGAGACTCGTATGTTTGACCGTTGGATAACTTCTTTTTGAGTACGCTCATTAGGGTCTATACTTCCTGCCTTTGGAGGCTCCTAACATTTGAGTAACATAACTAACACGGTCGATATTACTATCACTAACGTTAAACCCAGAACCTTGTTGCCGTAACTTAAAGACGTTACCTGCACCACCAAAGATACCAAGGTGAAGTTCTGCGGGTCTTCTAAAAGCACCAATACTATTTTTGATATCTTTTAAGTATGCGCGAACTGGTCCGAGAACTTGTTGCTCTGGTGACATATTAGCTATCTGTGTTGCAGTCCATCCCATTGTACTTCCTGGGCAAAATTGAATAAGTCCCACACATCCCTGTTTGTTAGGTCTTGAAGCATCAGTGCCACTTTCAGTACTCATCATATCTGCTAACCACACAGCAGGAATACCGACCTCAGTCGATACCTTAGCTACTGCCGACGCAAAGCGGGGGTTCGTTGCTAGTGCTGTGTATCCGTAGTTAGCATGAGGGTCATTAGGTGGATAGTCTTTAGGACTCTCAGGCATTACACCGTTACGCAAAGGAGTAGTGCTGTTAAACGACTGTTGTTGCGGTTGTGGGTTTACGTTGTCAGTCGAGGGAAAAAAGGAACCATTAAGGAAGTACCCACCAGGGACAGGCATTGCATTAGATGGAAAGTGCGTAACACTCTGAGAGTTAGCACCACTAGATGCTGAGTACGTTTGAGGATAGTTGCCTCTTGGTTGAAATACATTAGAACCTCTCTTTGCTTGTTGTTGCAAATACATAAGTGGGTCTACTGTACCATCAAACCCATACATAGGTGCGTTAGCTTTTCTTATCTCAAAGTGAACGTGTGGTCCTTCACTATCTCCGCTGTTACCAGAGAGTGCTACGGTTTGTCCTACACCTATCGTTTGTCCAACGTGTGTACTTGACGAGCTAAGGTGTGCGTAACGATACCTCATGCCGTCATCACCCACGACATCTACAAACTTACCATAACCTGATGGGTCATTACCAACATAGTCTACTCTACCATTTACGGGAGATACAACGTTAGTTCCAATAGGTACAGGTAAGTCAATACCAGCGTGAGTGTGGTCGCCTCTATCTTGGTTATAGTTATCTAGAATAGATGCTTGAGCATTTCTAGAGAATGGCAAGATAACTTGTTGACCGTGATAAGTAGAAGTTGCAAAGGAAGCTGGGTTAGCCATCTGACCTTTCGCCCCATTTAGGGGCTGGTCAAAAGGGGCTTTGTTACCACTCTTCCCTCCCTGGTTATAATAGGAGGTTGCTTGACTACCATCGTTAGCTAAACCTTGCGAGTCACTTAATGCTTTGTATGCCGACTGAATAGCACCTTTGTTTTTCTGCTGTGCATTACTAACAGTAGCCATGTCACCGTTAAGACCAAAGGGCGCTAACTGTGCATCTAAAGCATTACGACGGTCATCGTAGGTTTGTAGTAACGCTTGATATGTGTCTGCGTGTTGTTGACGTAACGATGCAATAGTAGATATCTCATCTTGAGATAGTGGTTGCTTTTGGCTTTGTTTTAGTAACCCTAATATTGTTGCGTCACCCTCAGACACATTTGTCATTTGAGTGTTACTGTACCCGCGAGACATCTGAATGAGGCTTTCAGTAGTCTGTGCATTAAATGCTGTTAGACCTTGAGTAGCTTTAACAGCATCTTGGTTAAGGGTAGCTCTTTCAACTTGTGCTTTTTTGAAAGTATCTGCAAGACCTATAATACTTTTACCAAATGCACTCTTAGAAAGTACAGGGTTTGTTTTGTAGTATTGGTAACGAGCTTCATTAGTAACAGCTTCAAATACCGCAGCACCCATAGAAGCGTTGTTTAGGTGTACACTATCTAAGTACGTTATTTGTCTTTGTTCTGCAAGACTAGAAAAGGTTTGTACATTGCGCTCATGCTCTAGGCGTTTGTTTTCTGCGTAGTCATAAGCAATACCACCTACAGTTGTACTTTGATGCGTAGCTAACTTTAATGCTTCTAACTGAGCTTGTCCCTGTTCTGTCGTGTAGGGGTTACCTTGCTTATCAACACCAGCGCGTATCATAGCGTTGATGTCAATGTTACCTTGAAGAAACTGCATCCCGTCGTTAATGTGGGTTAACGCTTCTTGCCCTTTAGTATCGTGAGTACCGAGTGCAGTTTCAATAGATGTGTAAGCAGAAGATAAACTGGTTAACTTAGTTAATGGGTCTAGTGTAGGGTCTTGAGTAAACCCGGTTATCTGTTGCTGTAAGTTACCTAGTACCTCTTGTACGTTAGGAGTCTGTGGGTTAGCTAAAGCAGATAGGTTTGTTTGTAACGAGATACCAAACTGATGGGATACAATGTCCATCGTTTTAGTACGTTGCTCTTTCATGTTTGAAAGCAACTGTTCTTGAGTCTTGTTAGCAAAAGCTTGAATAGGTTCGTATCCTGTCTTTAATAGTGACTCGACATCCTTAGCAGCTAAGTTAGGATACTTTGATAGTATCTGTGTAAGCTCTTGTCGAGCAACCCCTGTACCATTTTCTAGTAACCCACTCTCAGCTTGACGTGTACGAAAGTCTTCTATCTCTTGCGTCGCTTGAATAAGCTGTTGACCTTGTTGGGCAGAAGCTTGTTGTTGTAGGTAGTTGCCTACTTGACCAATACCTTCTTGCCAAGTTTTGTTAGCGTACTGCGAGTTAGATACAGATGCTTTCATCTCATCGAGAGCGGCACTTTGACCACCCGCGATGCTTTGTGCAACAGCAGTGTTACCTTTCAAGGTATCTTGCAAACGAAGCTGTGCGCCTTGTAACTCTTGACCCCCTGAGTTCTCTGTTGCTGTTGATGCAGTATTCAAACTAGGCATCGTTGAAGTAGCACCCATCAACGAGTCAGGAGTGATGGTAGTTGCTTCAGGAGTTTGATACCTAGCTTGTCTAGAAGATGGTGGGTCAACACCGATGAGAGTTAAACCAGCGGAGGAGGTTTGCTGAGAAGTATCTTGAAAAGTACCATTGTTATCATCAGCCATAGTTTCCTCCGCTCAATAGTCCTGAGTAGTTTGTGTTAGAGTTTGAAACGTTTCCTGTGTAGCCCCCAGGAGCCTGTGGGAGGTCGGTCTGGTTGTAGGGGGACAGCTGCCCTTGACCTATAGAGTAGCCACCTTGCTGAGGCTGTGAGGACTGGCTGGAGAGCAACCCGTAACCCTGGTAAGCTGCCAACCCTAGTTGGGCATACTGGTTGATGTTAGCACCATGAATAGAAGCCATCTGAGCTTGGAGTCCTGCTTGTTGGGAACCAAACTGAGATGCTGCTGCATTACTCTGTTGTTGGATGCCTTGAGTAGCTGTTACTTGGTTTGCTCTGTTAGTGAGTGTATCTAAAGATGCTGCACCTTGTAGGGAGTTAACAGCAGTTGTATTTGCTAGTTGTTGGTTTGCTTGCTGTTGTTGAATAGTAAGTTGGTTAGCAGCACCTACACTCTGTGCGTAGTTCAAAGCATTGTTAGAGTTGTTAGTTAATGAGTCAGCAGATATAGTACCTAAGTTCTTCTGTTGCCCTGCGGCGTTTAATGCGTAAGCTAACTGGTTTGCATTATTAGATGTTGCATCAGCCAGCCCTTGTCTATCTTGTGCTACTTGCTGTAACTTCTTATTTTCAAACCCTTGCTGTTGAGTATCTCCAGATGCAGACTGCCAAGAGTTGTTACCCATGTTGATAGCTGCCATACTCTTTATCATGTCAGCTTGCGTCATGCCCATCTGTAACGCTGTATTGTCACCAGAGGCAGCTTGACCTATCTGGTTTTGTGCTTGGGTGTTTTGTTGTCTAGCTGCGCCCTCTTGCTGGAGTGCTTGCTGTGCTGCGTTATATCGTATTGTTTGTGCAATACCTTTATCACCTATAGCTTGCGTTTGTTGGGTTAATACCTTCTGTTGGTTTTGGAAGCCCATCTCAGAACTTCTTATACCCTCCATAATGTTTGAATACTGAATACCTAGTTGCTGTTGACTAAGTAACCCTTGGTTCTTTAAGTTTGAGATAGTAGCGGTGTAGTCTGCAAACTGTTGCTGGCTGTGTAGCTTCGCTCTTTCATTTGCGTACTGTGCATCATTAGCTAGGTTACTTGCGTGAACACTATCACGTTGGGCTGAAGCTTGACTGTTAGCACTAGCGATGCCTGAGACGGCTGAGACAACGCCTAGAATGGGTGCGACGGCTGCGATGGTGTTACCTCCTATTTAGTAACGAGTAAGAACTCTACGCCCTTTAGGAGCAACGAGTATCTGGTAAGCTGCTAGTGAAAATGCTGAGTCGTCATAGTTCATGATGAAGAACTGAATAGAGTACCCTGTACCAATGATAGGTTGTTTGAATAGCTGGTACTGTTCATAAGACCTAGCAGATGGTTGAATATCAAAACTCGTATCATCCCAAACTAAACTTCTGTAACCGTAGATGTCGTAGCTAATGTCAGCATCAGAGTTAGAACTGTATGCTACAAGGAATGAAGCATTAAGTCTAGTTGTTCTATTGTCTACTATTTGAGATGCTGGTTGTGCATCTAATGTATTCACAGATGAACTGTTATAGAAAGTTTCAGCGTCAGCATTAGACATATAAGCTACTATGTGAGTTAGTCTCTTATTAGTTGCAATGCTTTGACTATCAAACAAAGGAGTAGAGTACAGAGTAAGAAATGCTTGACCAACTTCTACAACTTGACTAACTAGAGTAGGAACTACAATAGTGTAAAAACCACCACCATTAACTGCGGGGTACAAGTTAGGAGTTTGTAGAACGCTGTCTAAGTAAACTACATTAACATCTGCATCTATAGGTGAAGATAGTCCGTAGAATGCTTGTCCCTCTGGTGAGTCTGCGATAGGTCGTCTAGCTGTAATGACTAGAGTGTTGCCTGTGCCAGGGTCTGCTAGTAAATAGATAGAGTCGTTAGGTAACTTTTGGTAGTCTACTTGAAAAACAAGTGGTACACCATTCAGTGTTACGCTCATGTCTTGAACGTTAGTTAGTGGTGTCGCTACAAAGGAAGATGTCTGTCCATTGTTTTGAAACAAGTACGAATAAACGTGTTGACCGCCAGAGGTAGTAAATGTTAATACTGGTGGTGTATTAACTGGTAAGCTAGTAGTTCCTCCAACAGCCGTAACTATCACCCTAAAGTCTACAAGTCTTACGTCGTCAAACCTGATGAAGGTAATATCATTTGGGACACCAGCAACTCTGTAACGAGTACACAGCATTCCAAAGAAAGTACCCAAAGCTCTATCAACGTAAGTTGAAGCACTAAAACTCTGAAAAGCTCCAGGCGTATCGTACTCAGTCCAACTTTCTCTAAAGGTTGAGTATACAAAAAGTCTCCTACAAGTGTACACTTCTCCAACTACCGGATACCCTAAGTATACAGCCCGTCTAGTTTGGTCATACTTTAAGAAGGGTAGAGTTTCATAGTTAGGGTTAAGGGTAAGACCAAACTCAGTTCGTATCTTAAGTGAGTGTTCTCTAACTTGGTACTCTCCATACAGTGTATAGGGTACAAGGTCAAACACTCCAAAGTCACTTAGATACATCAACGATGTTTCAGTGGTAGCTACACATTGCTCATTGACCAAGCCCATGTTTGAAACTAGGTTAACTGCATTGGAAGTAGCAGACAATGGCTGGTTAATACCGTAGATACGAAACACACTCTTTCTAGTAAAGCAGAATAAGTTACCCTGCCACTCTTGAAATGATACTACTCTATCTTCTGGTGTAGAAGAAATAATAACATCAAAGGGGTCTGAAGGTACACCAGACAAGTCATTCGTTACTTGAAAGAACGAGTAGAACGTACCAGGGATAGTAGTGTCTGCTACTTCACTAAACAAGACTGTAAGTGGAATGTGAGGAAAACCACCCAACACTAAACGCCCTTGATAGAGTGCAACTTGTCTAGGGTAGTAACCGTTCAAGTAGTCTGCAAATAACCCTAGCCCGTATGCAGGGACGTAACACCCATCTTTGTAAGGGTTTCTTTCTTTTACTGTACTTGAACCGATGTGAGTTGTGTTGTTAGAGTTTATAGCTTCAACGAATGAAGAGTAGTTGACACCAATGCTAACAGCACCAGCTGAACTAAACTCAAAGGACATATAGATAGCTGGAGTTACTTGGTCAAGAATAGTAACAGCGTTTCCTGTACTGTTGTCACTAAACAAGAAGTAGTCTTGCGCTACGTTTGCAGACCCAGTGTAGACTTGACCATGCTTTACCTTATCTACATATACATCGAGGTTTGTTGGTAAGATAGGCTGGTTATTGTTTAACCGTAACTCACGTCTACGTATCCAATAAAGTGGTAACGAGGTAGAGCCAAGTAAAGCACCAAACGTAATGTATAAGTTTGATGGGTTAAGAGCTTGAGCCACAGCAGGAGTATATGTACCTCCATCTGAAAACCCGTACTGAACGTTTGTAGTAGGTTGGTTTGTGTTTGGGTTTGAGTATCCATTAGGTAGTTGCGCTGCACTATACGCTATAATGTTAAAGCTATTAGTACCTAGTTTAAGTGGGTTAATATCTGTGCGAACAAACAAAGGGATAGGAATAGACAAGTCAGCAATAGAAGCGTTGTTTCTATTTGTTACTTGAAAGAACCTGTTGCCCTGCCAACGCATAGCCTCTGCCCACCATGCCCAAGTAACAAGTGCAATATCTACTACATGAGAGCCTGGTTGAAGTGCTAAGTTACCAACAGTAAGAACGTTAGTTCCAGCGTTGTAACTTAATGTTGCACTTGGCTGTCTAACCCTGTCAACGTATACAAGCATATTAGATGTTGATGCTTGAATGAAACGTTTTAGTGTATCATTGACAGCTACTGATGTAGTGAGCGAACCAACTGTGATAGGTAGTTGTTGTTCAGCAAACTTTAACTGTACTGGTTTATTAACCCCTGTCATCATTAAGAGTCGAGGCTCTACTTCTGACGTTCTAACAAAAGATGGTTTAATAAACTGTGCTGCTGTGTTCCACACATTACTCTTCAACATGATGCGAGTTGAGATATCGTTAATTATCTCATAGACTTCAATGTTTACCCCATTCTTAAGTACAACGTGGTTATACCCAAGCCCCGTAGTGAATGGCATCATGGAAGCACTTTGCACAGCACCCACAGTTTGAGCTAGTTGCCTAGTACCGTTTCGTTTGTTGATGTTGCCTGAGATATCTACACTGGTGTTAATTAAAAAAGGTGAGTCAGTGTAAGGGCAGTTGATAGGGTTAGCAGTTGTATTCAAACCCCCAAAGTTTGAGCTTTGAATACTGTCTTCTACTTGTCTAGGCTGGTCACGTTCAAACTGTGCGGCTGTTGCTTTAATGTCTGGCATCTTTATCTTCTTGGGTAGTTACCGCGTAGGGGTTTGTACATACTTTGTTTACCTGCTACAGTACCTCTTTCTCTCTGCATCATTTGACTAGCCAACTTCATAAACCTAGCGTCTTCTACCTGTGCAGTTCCAGCATCACCCAAATGTCTGAGTAGCACTAGAGATGTTGCTTTAGCAATGACAATAAAAAGAAAACGTTCAGGAAAAGGAAAGAAGTCAGTAGGGTTAGACGGAGGCACAATGCTAGTTGAAACATCAAACAGTATTTGACTCTGACCGATAGAACCCGTTGGGTATGGGTTAAACCTGACCTTGTTAAAGTCAGTTAGCATGTAGTCTCTCCAACTGTATAGCATGGTATCATCAGCAGCAAACAGAGGACGAGTATTAAACATATCAGAAGGAAGAAACCGCAACGGTCTAAAACCAGTTGCAGTATCTCCTGAGACTACGTTGTGTACCGCTTGAATGTTATCTCCTAAGTAAGCAACTTCATTAGTCCATGACTGCGCTGGTAGAAACAACTTAAGAAAAGTCCACTCGTTCATAAGTGAAACTTCGTAACAAGCTGATACCAGGCAGTCATATACTAACTTACCTAAAGGAGTTGTGAGAGAGGTAACTTGCCTCTCTCCAACATTCTCCATCACTCTATTAACTACCGCGAGTAGGTTGGATGTCGTGGTAGGCATAGCGTTTAGGTTAAGGTGTTGATGGAGTGAATAAGTACAGCATGGTCTGAACGGAACAAGCGAGTACCGTAAAGCTGAGTCATAATAACAACGTCAGCTTGATAGATGGGTTCTCGACCAGACTCTAGTGCTGGCTCTTGTTGAATACCCAATACTGCCCAGTCCATGTGGCATAGAAGGGAAGTAACGATAGGTCGGTTGTCGCCAGTGAAGTTTGTTGGTAACGAGGTGAAAGTATCCTGCTTAGGAATATACGGAGAACCGTTAATACCAGGAGTAGGTGCAGCAGTGTTGCCTGTACCGTTGACATAACCCGTTACGGAGTTAGTACCAACTTGAGAGGTCATCACTACAGGGATACCAAACAGTGAACCAACCAAACCATTTTGAACAGGGCGACCATCAACGAACTGCACGTTCGTGAACTGGTTGATGTTCAAGAGTTGAGCGTACTGTCCAGGAGACACAACGAACACGCGGTCTTCGGGCGGAACATCAGCTGCATCAAGGATAAGCTTGGCAGTCAAGAAAGATGCAAACGCCATGGGGTTACCTGCGCCGTTACCCGTAACAAGTCCATTAGAGGAGTTGAAGATAACCTGCGAGGCAAACGCATTAACTGCTGCGCGTAGTGCTAGGACAGAGTTGTCAATGTCACGAGCGATAGCGTAGCCAGCTTCTCGTGTGTACTCTGAGCGTAGAGCGTAAGCAGCTTGAGTCGTTACGATATCTTCTATCATGAAGGACGACTCTTTGTAAGTGTCGATATCACAGTAGAACTCAGACTCCGTTCGAGCTTGCATCGTCACAGGACGCTCTGGGAGTTTATCGTAGACGGCTGCTCGTGAGATGTTCGGAATGTGCAAGCGGTCGCCCTTCTTACCTGCGAAGGGGAGTTTCTTAGTGTACTCGGATGTGATGAGTTTTGCATCACGGAAGCGCTTAACCTCTGCACTCCATAGGTCAGGGATAAATACGTCAGCACGTTGCGCTGTATACGCATCTCCCACAAACTCAATACCTGGTAAAGCCATTAGCTGTTATCCTATCTCTTAATAAGTGTTTACTTGTGTTAGCCTGTTACTCGACCTGTAGCGTATAGCTGAAGTATCTGTGCTTCATTAGCTTTCCACTCTTCAGGACTGAGAGCGGCTAACTGTTGCTTTGTAACTGTCTTTGCCCCGGTTGAACCGCTGGGCGATGTTGAACGGTCGAGAGTGGGAGTCTTGACGTTCGCATTTTGTCCCTGTTGCTCCATCTGTATTTTAGCCCAGATGAGTTGAGCACCTTCAGTGTTATCAAGTCTGCCTTGCAGGTCTTTAGGGTATTTGTTGAACCGCTCTGTTACTTGCTTCAGACGTTGAGATACTTCATCGTCGGTAACGTTCCAGGCTTTCTTCAAAGAACCTAGTTGCTCTTGTACACCTTGTTGTGCTCTGTACTCCGCGAGTTGCTGAAACTGTTGAGCCGCCGCTTGGGGTGGGATACCAAACACCTTCTCAAACTGTTTAGCAAACTTAACGCTTTCATCGTCAGATAGTTCTTGTACAGGTGTCTCAGCGACTTGCGCTTGAGCATCTGCCGTTTGTAGTGGTAAGTCTAAAAAGCTTAGGTCTACTGGGTCTGCACCTGTCTCAATGGTTTTCGTAGAGGGCGTTGCGTTTGCAACTTCTACAGCAGACTGTGACGGTTGCTGCCCAGTGGGTAATGTCTCGCTAACTACTGTAGCGTTACGACCTCTATAGATGTAGTCAGCGGGTGCTGACTTATTTACTGGAGATGTCTCCATTCCTGGCTGTGTGTTTTGCATTACTGTTGTGTAGGTGGCTGTTGTGGTTGTCCTGTTGGCGAAGCTAGTTGCTGCATCATCTGAGGTAACTGTCCACTACCCTTCATAGCTTGGTAGGCAGATAAGAGGGGTTTTCCTCCAATGCTGTGCAACTTGTCCTGGACAGCGTTATCTGCGGCTTGAAGCCCGTCGGGGGAGTTTGGGTCGAGGTTCCCGCTTCCCCCGGTCGGTGGGGCTTGTTGGGGTTGCTGAGGGTCGGGCTGTTTATTTGGGTCGGTAGCTGCGACTGGAGGTTGGGCGGGTACGTCATTGTTAATATATGAGTCAGGGTCATCAAAACCCATGTGGTGAACGATATCGTGTAAGAGGTTGCCCCAGTTAAGTTGCTGTGCCATCTGAGGTACTTGAGAGACAGCTTGAATAAAGTCTAAGCGCTGTTGAAGATACTTAGCTTGGTCTGTCACATAGTCAGCACCTACTGGTTTTAGTTTGTAGTCATAAGCAAAAGCAATAGATGGGTCTATCTGATAGTATCGATACTCACCCGCTGCATCACCGCTTACTCTTATAACTTCTGGTTCTTTAACAAACTGTCTCATCATATTAAAGACACCCAGGAGGATAGGGTATAAACTTGAGTCCTCTATGTGTCTGTGAATGTTTGACAGTCTATTACCTCCAGCATCTCTAACCGCTTGTATCTCGGTTGCTGTTACTCGCTCACCACTCCGCCCTTGTCCGGCTCCTATCATAGCACCAGTAGCAAAGTTCTTATCGATGATAGTCTCTAAGACACTTACTTCTTGATACGTTACTTTCCATTCTAACTGACTTGCAGCTAGAGGTTGGATATCCGTATGGTCTAAAACAGAATAGACCTTGCCAGGTTCAGAACGAACATCTTCAGGTTGTATGATACCGTCTTGCTTGACAGTCCACATACTATCGATACTCAACTCTTGGTTATCCAAACGTTGGTTGGTAATAATATTGAGTTCATGTAATAGACCTGCGTTAGGTGTGATAGCACCCATTCCATACGCTTGTCTAATGTTGGTATAAGTGCCCCATACAAAAGGCTTGCCACCCCAGTAAGGGTTAGGCTCAAACACGAGTAGAGCATCACCGCAAAGCGTAACGACTACATCGTGGTATGTAGTACCATCGTCTAGGATAACGTCACCCCAGTATTCAATGAGTTCTACAGTGTCATCCATATTGTATTCAATGCGAGTATTGATACCGTTGAATGACGTTAACGTTTTAATGTTGTTGCCGCTTTGACTGAATGCTTCTACGTTGCAGATGTCTACTGAGTCAGCATAGTCCTTAGAGTAAACTCCGCTTTGCATTAACCCAATAACTTCTGCTCTCGACTTTACCATGCGTCGAATGAAACCACC